TACAGTTGGTGGTGTAGGTGGATCATTTGAGAGACGTAAATGGGAAGTTGAATTTAGTAGTCATTTTAGCCATAAGCACACTCCTTTAAATGAATTTGGAAGGATGTTTTTTGACGAATGGGATTATAACGAATGGTTAAAGTTCTATAATTATATGATTACTTGCATTCAAATGTATTTAGTAAATGGTTTAATTACTTATGAATATGTTAATTTAGAGATTAGAAAATATATTAAAGAAACTTCATTTGAGTTCTATGAGTGGGCAAATAAAGAAACTTTAAAAGAAAATGAAAGGTTAAACAAAAACATGGTATTTAATCTATTTATAGAAGAGTATCCAGACTTTAAAAAATATAACCTATCAACAAAGCGTTTTTGGAGTTGGGTTGAAAAGTATGCAGAATTTAATAATATTGATATAAACAAAGGACAGGATAGTATGGGACAAAGATATATTGAATTAGTAACTGATAAACCATTTTAATATGTTAAGAGACTATCAATTAGAAATAGCAAATAAAGGAGTTGAAATACTTACTAATCATAATTTAGTTTACCTTGCTATGGAAGTTAGAACAGGCAAAACAATTACTTCATTGGAAATTGCTAAGTTATACGGTGCAGAAAGTGTTTTATTTCTTACTAAGAAAAAAGCTATTAAGTCAATCCTAAGCGACTATAATAAGTTTGGGTATACATTTAACATCAATGTTATAAATAATGAATCATTGCATTTAGATAATGGTAACTATGACTTAATTATAATTGACGAAGCTCATAGACTTGGAACTTATCCAAAGCCTAATAAAACTGCTAAACTAATTAAACAACGCTTTGCTATTAAACCAATGATTTACCTTTCAGGAACTCCACATCCCGAATCATTCTCTCAAATATACCATCAGTTTTGGGTTAGCCATTATTCTCCATTTAAATTTTATCCTAACTTTTATAAGTTTGCTAATGTATTTGTTGATATTACTCAAAAGAATTTTGGATATGCAAAAGTAAATGATTACTCTAATTGTAACTATGATAAGATTAAAACTTTCATGGATAATCTATTTATTACTTACACCCAACAACAAGCTGGATTTACTACCGAAGTAAAAGAAAATATATTAAGAGTTAAGATGTCTGATTATACTTATTCTTTAATTCAACGTTTAAAAAAAGATAAGGTAGTGCAGGGTAAAAATGAAGTAATACTTGCCGACACATCAGTTAAACTTTTATCAAAATTACATCAGCTATATTCTGGAACTGTAAAATTTGAAAGTGGAGAAACTATGGTTATTGATAATAGCAAGGCTATATTTATTAAAGATAGGTTTAAAGATAAGATAGCTATTTTTTATAAATTTAAAGCCGAATATTATGCTTTAAAAACTATTTATGGTAATGATTTAACAGAAGACTTAGATGAGTTTAATACTACCAACAAATCCATTGCTTTACAAATTGTAAGTGGACGTGAGGGTATTTCATTAAGTAAGGCTAAGTATTTAGTTTATTATAACATTGACTTCAGCTCATTATCTTACTGGCAGTCCAGAGACAGATTAACTACAATGGATAGGTTAACTAATAACATTTATTGGATATTTTCTGAAAATGGGATTGAAGATAAAATTTATAAAGCAGTATCAAATAAGAAAAATTATACACTTAAAATCTTTGAAAATGACAGAACAACAATATCAAACTAAAATCATTAAAGAATATGAAGCTAAGGGTTGGTATGTCTTAAAATTAATTAGAACTAATAAAGTTGGTATTCCAGACTTGTTGTGTTTAAAAGATAAAGAAAAACCTTTATTTATTGAAGTCAAAGCAATAAATGGAGTGTTAAGTAAATTACAGGAATTTAGGATTGATGAATTAAACTCATTTAATTTTGATGCGGTTGTATTAAAATCAAAAAAATAATTATATATTTACCAAAAACAATACTACCATGACAGAAATTGAACAACAAACCCAAAGAGCCTTAATTGTATTTTGTGCTTTATCAGTAGTGCAAAATGAAGCATATACACATTTTTTAGGACGATTTAAACATTTAGAGAAGCAAAAGTTTAATGATTTGATAAGATCAAGCGACATGTTTGTTAAAACAATTAAGACTAACTTAGACGAGCAAAGTCTTAAGGCAGTCGAGCAAATGACAGACTACATGCATAATTTTACTTACACTTTAATTAAAGGAGATGAATATATTGAGATACCAACTAAATGATAAGATATTAAAAATGTTACCTATTTGCCAAGCAGTAAATATAAATGGTTGGAAATTTGTTGTTTATTGTAATTAATTTATATATTTGTATTATATTTTGATAAAACAAAAACAAATATCCGATTTATACAAAGATGCAAGCCTAAAAGCTAATGCTCGAAAGCTATGCAATAACCGATTCATTTGGGAAGACTTATATCAAGAAACGTTTTTATATTTATATTCACTTGAAGACGAAAAGTTTAACAGGATAAACAATTTAAAGGCCTTTACATTCTCTGTTATGTTTGGCAAAGCTAATAATCAATCCCGTTCCTTTTGTCTCAACGGTAAAGATAATGTACTATTTGAAATGTGTAACTCATTCAAGTCAACTGATAACGTCAATCAAATAGATAACAATTACAACTATCAATTAGACACAGACTTTGAGAATGTATTTACTTTTTTAAACACTAACAAAAATATTAAAGAGTCAGACGTCTACATTCTATTTGAAAACGTATCTGGTAAAAAACTTACAGAAATATCAAAGGAACTCGATATAAATTATAGATTAGTAAAAAGAAATAAAGCAAGAATAATAAAACAAATAAAAACAAACGTAAAGTTATGATAAAGGAAAACAAAGAATTTATCTTAGGTGTAGTTGCATACGGTAACAAACCCGACGCATCCAACTCAACTATGTTAGCAATCGTTAATGAATACGCTGAACTAACAGGAGAAACAATCGACTTAACTACATGCTTAACATGTGGCGAAAATAGTATATTTGATAAAATATACAAGTATGCAGTTGATAATGAATTGTGGGATGTTAAACCTAAGAAAACTAAGTAATGGATGTAACTGTAACCGAATTACTCGACTATCACATAGCTAAGCTACCAGATAATCATTTAAAGAAACGTCAAGTACTTGCAATGGATTCAGATCAATACAAAAAACTTTGTACTGAATTAAAACGTGAGGTTAAAAAATATAGAGGTTACCGAGTTTTAAAAGTAGTTGAAGATGAGCTTTGAAAATTACCTATTAGAATTAGGATATAAAAAACAGGTTTATGATTTTAAAACACAAACCTTAGTTGATGTTAAAGAGTTTGATATTCTCTCAACTATGGGACATATATGTTTTTATTACACTAAGGATAATCACAAACAAATAGTTTGGGGATTACATGAAATGCACAAGCCACCTACTTTAATCAGTCCACGTCCAGAACACATCCTAAACGACGACGAAATGAATAGGTGTATATTATCACATACAAATGAGGAACTTTATAATTTAATTAATTAATGAGAGATAAATTTGAAAAAATAGTTATAGGTTTGCAAATAACTTTAGGTATTTTATTAGCAGTAACTTTAATTAAATTATTAGTTAAATTATTTATTTACACTTGGTTTTAAAATGCAGGACGAATACGAAAATATAAACTTTTGGAATAATGACTAAGATTCATAAATACTTTAATTTTGAACTCATGAAATGGATTGACGGATATAAATTATTCGGTGTCTATTTTCTTAAATTAAGTCTTTATAAAGAAAAAACAAAATATATAATATCATTTAAATTACCGTAATGGCAAAGCATAAATACATAGAAACTCCTGAAAAGCTATTAGAGTTTTGGCAACTCTATAAACAAGAGGTTAAAAATAACCCACGTTTTAAATATATCCTTTCTCAAAAGACTGGTGAAATGGTAGCAGAACCTTTAGAACGCCCACTTACTCAAGTAGGTTTTGAAGCATACTGTTATCGTAAATTTGGAGTTACAATTAGACACTATTTTGATAACCAAGATAATAGATATGATGAATATTGTGTTATCTGTACGCATATAGTCAACGAGAGAAAGGATGACCAAATAGATGGGGGTATGGTAGGCCAATATAATTCGAGCATTACACAACGTTTAAATGGCCTTACAGAGAAAACAGAATCAGTAGTTACAACTTCAATTAGTGTTTTAAATTTAGATCCATTGGATGATTCAAAAGACAACCTCCTTACTTAAGATAGCATCTTTAAAGAAAAGGATTAAAGTAATAAGAGGTGGGCAAGGTGCCGGTAAAACTATTTCAATATTGATATTGTTAATTAACCATGCAGCATCAAAGCCAGATAAAGAAATATTGATACTATCATCTGAGTTAACTAAGATGCGTTTAACTGTCATTAAAGACTTTGTTAAGCTAATGAGGTTAATAGGTATCTATGACGATAGTCGTTTCTTAGCAGGTACTTTATACCGATTCCCTAATGGCTCATTCATTAAGTTTATAGGATTAGATAAGTCAGACGTTGGTAAGGGTTTACGATCAGATGTTGCTTACTTCAATGAGGTTAATAAGATTGACTTTGAAAGTTATAGGCAAGTAGCTTCACGTGCCGGCCAAGTCTATGCCGATTACAATCCTGATGCCGAATTTTATATTGATACCGATGTTGTAGGTAGAGACGATGTTGACTTTCTACAACTTACATTTAGGGATAATGAGCTACTATCTGAAAACGAACGTAATGAAATACTAAACTATTACAATAGTGGTTATTATGAGAATGGCGAAGTAAAGAATAAGTATTGGGCTAATCTTTGGAATGTTTACGGATTAGGTAACATTGGTAACTTACAAGGCGTAATCTTTGAGAATTGGAATGAGGTTGATGCAATCCCGCCTAACGCTGAATTTATATCATACGGAATGGACTGGGGTTTTACAAACGATCCAACTACTTTGATTGAATGCTACCGATACAACGGTGAACTTTACGTTAATGAGTTAATATATCAAACAGGATTAACCAATAGCGACATAGTACTTAGAATGAATGAATTAGCTATCAATCGATATGCTGATATAATAGCCGATAGTGCTGAGCCAAAATCTATTGAAGACGTTTATCGAGGTGGTTATAAAAACATTTATCCGGCATCAAAGGGGTCGGATTCGATCCGTAATTCAATTGACACCTTACAACAATATACCATCAATATAACCAAGTCAAGCACTAACTTAATCAAAGAATTTAGAACGTGGCGTTGGGCGGTTGACAAAGAAGGTAAACAATTAGGAACTCCGATAGACAAAGATAATCATGCCATTGATGCACTTAGATATATCGCCTTAAATAAGATTAATAAGTCATCTAAGATTGAATTATTATAAGTCCCTTTTATTAATTTTTAATACTTTAAAACAATGAGATTCGAAGATTTAACAGTTCAACAATATATTAGCTTAGCAAAGTTACCTAAGGACTTAGAGCCATTGGATAAGATAGCTAATGAAATGGCTATTGTAACAGGCAAAGCATTAGAAGAGGTTGAACTAATGGACGTTAATTACATCATGTCCAAAATAGCATTCTTAAAACAAGTGCCTACTGATTTGGATTTTAAGCGTAAGTTAAGAATAGGTTTTAAGTATTACAGTCCATCAGTTGAACTAACCAATATATCTGTTAATCAAATGGTTGACTTCTATTCACTTTATAAGAATGAAGCTCAACTTAATGAATTATTGGCAGTTATTTACCGTCCAAGTAATGGAGCATACCACGCATCTAATCATTCCTATGTAGCAAACAAAATGTTAAGCAAAAGAATAGGGGACGTTTTAGGGGCTGTTTTTTTTTCGCTAAGATTTTACAGTCAATGCGAGAAACTTATACAGGAATATTTAGTGAAGAATCAAGAGTTGTTAGCCAAGACGATGGACGAGATACAGAACGACAAAGAGTTTCAGGATTTCTTGAACAATGGGGGTGGGAGTACAACATAGACCAATGTGTGCAAAATGAAAGGGTTACGTGGGAGGTGGTTTACAATTGGAATTTGGTACAATTTATGAATAAGATTAGTTACTTAAAAGATAAAGGGAAATTTGAAATAGCGGTGAATGGCATTAGGTGATGAAATAGATAAAATACTTGTTGAGTTTGGTGAATCGACTGTAAACGATGTTAGGGCTAACTTAGATGCTGCGGTGTCTTATGGTGGGCAAGCGTCTAGATTAAGTGCTAAGATTAACTACACGCCACCACGTAATGTAAACGGTGCAATTGTTTTACAAGTTAGTATGCCTACTTATGGTTACATACTTGATGCTGGTAGGGGTAAAGGTAATGTAAGTAAAGAGGGACTTGAAAGTATTGAGAAGTGGATTGTTAGACGTGGATTGAAACCTAAAATGTCTGAAGCAAGGCAAAAGTTTGCAAAGAATAGAAAATCTGATAAACAGAAAAAAACACAAAATAGAGAAAAGGCAGTTAAACAATTTGCTTTTGCAATAGCTCGTAAGATACAAAAGGAAGGACACTCACAACCTTACAAAAACCAAAAGTTAGGTTTCTGGAGTAAAGTAATAAACGATGGTCGATTAGATGAGTTGACTGCTAGAATAAGTGAAGTATTAAAAACAGAAGTAATAATTGAAATAAACGATGGCATTAACAGTTAGTCAAAAACCACAAATATATACACCCGCTTATAATGAGCAGATATTCGTTGCATTATCTAATCAAATTGCTATTAGTGATTTTTATTACTTAGTTCAATTCCAAGTAGGTGGTTCAATCATTTACACTAAAAAGATATTGCAAAGGCCAGATGGATATTGCGTGTTTGATGCTATTGAAGTAGTTAAGAATTATATTAAGCATTCATTCAATCCAACGGTTACAAGTGTTACCTATGCTACTGATTCTGCAGTGGCCGTTACCGTTTACATCAAAGAGTTTTATTCGGGTGCAGTTCAAAGTACATTTACTTATAGTTATGTAGCGTGGAACGCTTGTTTAGATTCCGATACATTTAGCACTTATAATTATGTTGACTATACGGCTGGTGTTCACTTAGTATCTAAAAATAATGTAAATGAATTTTTAACACCGAATAAGGTTATTGATATTAAAGCAGACAATTGGATTCACTTTTGGAAATTTGATGCTTACGATATTGATTTTAATTTATATAGATCAAGTGGAGCGTTTAAAGGAACTATAAATCAAATCATTCCAACAGGTGCTTATATTCATTATGTAAATGCCGGTAAGAAATTGTTTAATGGTTCTGGTATTACTGTTAACGTTGGCGATAGGTTAGATATTAATATTAACGGTGATACTATTTTAACACTATCATTTAATTTTACAGACGTTTGTACTAAATCAGTTCAATACAATGTTTACTATTATAAGCGTAATGGATCAGTTGGATTTAAGACCTTTGAATTAGTTAGTCAAGAAACAATGACTAAGAAAACGAATACAGTTAGAATGAATACCAAAACATTAACGGCTGGTGTTTATTCTGCACCAACTTATAAAAGAGAAAAGAATACGGTTTCAACTACAAGTCAAAAGTCAATTACTTTAAATACTAATTGGATTACAGAGCAACAAGCAATTGAATTAAATGAATTGTTTGATAGTCCAATGGTTTGGTTACAATTAGAAACAGGCGACTATAAACCTATTACAATAACTGATAATTCATATAAATTTAGCAAGCATGTTAACGATAAATTATTTAACTATTCAATAACGGCTGAATACGATAATACAGAAACAAGACAAAGAGGTATATAATGGTTAGAACGAGATTAGAGATAGCAGACACAAGCGTACCATTTGGCGAACAGATACCCGTTAGCATTAACTTTAATATTGCGGATGTTAGAGAGCCAGACAAGTTTAAAAGCTCATGGAGTAAAACTATTAATTTACCAGAATCAAACGCAGTCAATATATTATTTGAAAACGTATTTGAAGTAAATGCAGTTACTAATACTTTCAATAAGAATAAGAAAACAAAAGTTAAATATTATGTAGATGATATTGTAAACTTAGAAGGGGATTTACAATTGCTTAAGATAACTATTAACGCTGATAATTTAAAAACTTACGAGTGTGCAATCAAAGGTGAGGGTGCAAGTTTCTTTGGAGATATTGGAGACTATTACATAACAGGCAATCCCGATACGGCAAATGATTTAGACTTTTCAGCATATAACCATACTTATAATAGAACTAATCAAATAGCATCACGTTCAAATGCTGGCTCTGGTTTTGGTTATATTTACGCTCACGTTGAAAATGGTAATAATAATAGTAATCAAACTACATTTAAGGTTACCGATTTTTTACCAATGTTTCACGTTCGGGAATACGTTAAAAAGATAATTGAGAAAACAGGGCGAACTTATACATCATCTATTTTAGATAGTGCCGAATTTAGAAAGCACGTTATTTATCCTAACTTAAGCACTATAAATTTAACACCTGCTCAAATATCAAATAAACAATATTACGTTGGTTTAACAAGTGATTACACAATGACAAGCGGAACAAACCTTGATGTTAATCATACAAGTGAAAGCTCGCCATTCTTTGATACAGGGAATCAATCTTTTGGTACTTATGTTCAAATAGCATCTAATGGTAATTATAATACGGTTGCTAATAATGTTTATAGCGTTATAATGACACACACCGATCCAACAGTTACTCGATGTACTTTAAGTTTTTCAAGTAGTTTGCAAATCAAAAAAAGTCCTGATGGTGGTAGCTCATTCTTTGTTTTCGTTAATAACACAATAAATCCTTATAATGAGTTACAAAAGAATGTAACATATAATTATACTCAACAAGTAGCAACAGAGCAATTCTTATCAACTGGTGATAGGTTATATCATTTTACCAAATATACTGCAAGTTCAATAGTTTATTATAATGCAAGTAATATACAAGTAACAACAGGCACAGGAACGGTAACGGTTAAGCTAAAAAGTGGTGCAACGGGTACTTCGTTTTATTCTTTACTAACAAGCAAATCAGTTCAAGATACAGACACACTTTTAGCTAATTCTGTTTTGCCACAAAAGATTAAACAAAAAGACTTTTTAAAGTCAATCATTCAAATGTTTAACCTACAAATTGAAGTTGATAAAAACAATCCTAACAATTTAATTATTGAAACCTTTGATGTATTTCACGCTGGCGGGATATTGAACTATGAAAATAAAACAGACTTAGACAAAGAGCAAACGAATAATATTAATACCTTAGATTCTAAGCGTTACATTTTTAAATATAAAGCCGATACTGATTATTGGAATAACTTATTTCAAACTAAATACAACGAGCCGTTTGGAACTGAAAACATAAACGTAGAAAATGAATTTAGTGTTGCTGAAAAAGTTAATGAAGTTATATTCTCGCCAACTCCAAATGTGGCAAATTATAAATTAGGTATTATTTGCCCACAAATTTATAAACAAGAAAATGGAGTTAAAACTTCAGTAGTTCCAAATGTAAGAATACTAACAACGGGTAGTGTTAAGACTGCACCTAATAAATATATTTACGATGGTTTTGGTTTATCATATTTAGAGACAGACCAATATTTATATGTAGGCCACACAAACGATCCACTTAATCCAACTTACGATTTAAACTTTGGTTTACCAAAAGAGGTTTTTTATACTTACGTTGGTACTTTTTTTACTAACAATAACCTTTATAATAGATTCCATAAAAACTATATTCTTAATATTTCAGATAGGGACGCTAAGTTTATTACTAAATATTTATGGGTTAATTCACTTGACATAAACAAGTTTAGTTTTAGAAATAGACTATTTATTGATGGCAGTTATTATTCTGTTAATCGTATTGAAAACTACACTCCATTAGATGAGACTTCAACTAAGTACGAACTAATTAAATTACTTTATACCAATGCTTTTGTGCCAACTTCAACTTCATTAACTGATAGTGATTTAGCAACTGGAAGTACAGGAACTGCAAGGATTGCACAAACAACTACAATAGGCGATTCGCAAGGTGTTGAAAGTACAAATACATTATCTGTTGGTGATTACAATGTAAGTCCGTCAACATCAAACAATGTTTTAATAGTTGGCGACAATATAATCGTTCCTGATAATGTAGACGGATTTGTTCAATTGAATGGTGTTTATATTCCTAAGGTTGTTAATGGAACGTCTTTAATACAAATAGGTTCTGATTATACTTGCAATGAAGCAGACGGAACTATTTTAATTGATGCGTCAACTACAAACATTGATGTTACTTTAACTGGTAATAACCTTTATGAAATTGCTACTTACACAATTAATGATATTTTAACAACTGTTTATTATGGTAAAAAAATAACATTAAAGCGTGTTGATACTTCTGCTAATACAGTTACAATTATACCATCTTCAGGAACTACAATTGAGGGATTTGGCTCTTATACATTAAGCACAACTGATACTTTAAATTTACAATATAACGACGGTAACTGGATAATCATATGATAGAATTTGACGATAAAATAAAACAAGGATTAGCATCTATTTATCTTTTATTTAAGATATATGAATCTAACGATATTGAATTAATTAATAAAATTAAAGACTTAAATAATGGCAGATAATACACAAAAGGTTGGGGTACAAGTCGAAGTGCAAGGGGCTGAAAAGTCAATTGCATCAATAAAGGATTTAAAGAATGCCATTAAGGAAGCTCGTGATGAGCAAGTCAAAATGGGTGAACAGTTTGGAACTAACTCTAAACAGTTTCAAGATGCGTCAAAGAATGTAGCTAATTTAAAAGATAAAGTTGACGACTTAAGTGATTCAACAAACTCTTTAAAAGGTACGGGTGTTGAACAATTAACGCAAGGATTTGGCCAATTAAAAGAGGGTGTAATGAATTTAGATATCGATAAAATAAAAATCGGTTTAAATTCAATGAAGTCTGGAATAATGCAGTTTGGAAGTTCTGCAATGACTTCATTAAGTGGCGTTCAAAAGGCTATGATTGCAACGGGTATCGGTGCTTTCTTAGTTGCATTAGGATTAATAATAGCTTATTGGGATGAATTAAAAGGATTAGTTAGTGGTGTTAGTAGTGAACAAGAAAAGCTAAATAAACAATCGCAACAAAATTTAGACACTGAAAAGGCTAAACAAGATGCGTTAGGTAGTCAAGATAACATTTTAAAGCAACAAGGCAAGTCTGAAAAAGAAATTTTACAGATGAAAATTAAGCAAACAGATGAGACTATTAAAGCATCTGAAATTCAAATCCAAAATAGCATTGCTACTAATGAAGCTCAAGTAAAAGCAGCGGCAAGGAATAGAGAAATATTAGAGGGATTATTAAAATTTGTATCATTACCAATAACCGCAATATTAAAAGGTATTGATGCTATCGGTAGTGCAGTTGGTAAAGATTTTGGATTAGAGGATAAATTCTTTGGTAGCATATCTAAAATGGTATTTGATCCTGACGAGGTAAAAGCAAATGGAGACAAATCATTAGAAGAGCAAAAGAAAGCATTAGATAAATTAAAGAATGATAGGGCAGGTTTTCAAAACACTATTAAAAAAATTGACGACGATGCAAATGCTAAGTCAATTGAAAATGCTAATAAATTAAGGGATGCTAATTTAGCAGCTTTAAAACAATTAGAGGATGCTCAAATAAATAATATTAAAAATGAAGAGGAAAGACAATTTGCAAGGGCTGTAAAAGATAAAGAGCGTAGGGATGAGGAAATCAATAAATCTAAAATATCTAAAGATTTAAAAAATGCTCAATTAATTGAATCTGAAAAAACATTAGCGTTTCAATTAAATGCCATTAATGAAAAATCAATTGCGGATAAAAAAGCACTTGATGATAAAGCAGCAGCCGATAAAAAAGCACTTGACGACAAAGCAGCTGCGGATAAATTAGCACAGGATGAAAAAAATCAAGAGTTTTTAGAGGCTTATTATAAAAAAGAAAATGATTTATTTGTAGAAAATCAAGCAAAAGAAAAAGCATCAAGAGAGGAATCACGAGCTAATGCAATAAAAATAGCAGAACAAACTTTACAATCAGTTCAAAATGTAACTGATATATTCTTTACTATAAAGTCTGCTAAATTAAAGAAAGGCAGTGCAGAAGAGTTGGCACTTGCTAAAAAACAATTTAATGTAAATAAAGCCTTACAATTAGGATTAGCAGTTATTGACGGATATAAAGCAGTTACAAGTTCATTAGCATCAGCACCCGTTGCAATTGGCCCTGTGCCTAATCCCGCTGGTATTGCTTCATTAGCTTTTGCAGTTACTACTTCATTAGCAAACATAGCAAAGATTGCGGCGTCAAAATTTGAAGGTGGCGGTGGCGGTCCTTCTGCTGGTGGAAGTCCAAGTGGTGGCGGTGGCGCATCTATTCCAGGTCCCCCAACAATTAGCAATCAAAACGCAAACGTTGACGGTACACAATTCGATGAGAATGGCAGACGAATAGGTAGTAAAAATGATAACACAATAAACGTTGTAGCAACCGTTGGAGTTGACGAAATAACCGCAAAAACAAATAGAGTTAATGTATTAGAAAACCAAGCAACATTTTAAATTATGAATTATCCAGTGTATTTATTAGAATTAGACGAGAACGGGAATACTAAATATGGCTTACAAGATATAGCCTTAGTTGAAAGTCCCGCCTATCAATCTTCATTCGTAAAGTTTGAAGAGCAAAAATTAAACTTCGCTATCCAAGACGAAGAGAAACGAATCATATTAGGTGCAGTAATGATACCCGATAAAATGATTTATAGAGAAGAGGATGGTAAGTCATTCTATGTAGTAGCTAACAAAGAAACTATTTATGAAGCGTCTCAAAAGTTTAACTCAGAAAACAGAAACCTAAACGTTAAAGCAACTCACGAAAGTGAAACAAATGTTAGCGACGTATTTATTTTTGAATCATTTATAACGGATGAGAATAGAGTGCAAAAAGTTAAAGGATTTGAAGAGTTACCATACGGTACATGGTTTGTAACTATGAAAGTAAATAATCCAACTGTTTGGGAACAAGTTAAAAATGGCGAGTTCAATGGTTTCTCATTAGAAGCACTATTTAAACTTAAGCCTATTACTACATTAAGCGACGATGAGATAAACGCTCTAATGTCAATTATAGACTAAATAAAGTGTCCCTTAATTAATTGTATTAATACTTTAAAATAAAAATATGAATATCAAAGAAACAATTAACAAACTTTTGCCTGAAGATATTAAGGTAAAACTAAAAGAGCATTTTGCTAAACTTAGCGACATGCCCGTTGAAAAGGTTGTTGAGCCTATCGCTCCGACTGAAGAAAAAGTTAAAATGGCTACTGAAGTTAAATTAAACGACGGTACTTCATTATCTGTTGATGGCGATATTGCTATCGGTTCACCTGTAAAGTTAATTACTCCAGAAGGAGAAGTTGAAGCTATGGACGGCGAATACGTTGCTGAAGACGGCACATCTTATTCTGTAATGAATGGTGCAATTGCTGAAATAGCTACTAAGGAAGTTGAAGCTATTGAACCAATTGAAGCTACTATTGAAAAGAAAGATGAGATGCCAACAATGATGGCTGAAATTGCAAGTTTAAAAAACGAATTAGCAGAATTAAAAGAAACAGTTAAATTGACTTTATCAGCGGTTAACACAATCGTTTCAACTCCAGTAGTTGAACCAATTGAAGCTAAAGTTGAATTTGCTAACATGACTGCTTTTCAAAAATACAAATTAAGTAAATAAAAACAATGGGTACTTATAAATTTAAAGAAGGTTTTGAAGTAGTATATTCATCAAACTCCAAAATCAATAATGATAATTTAACGGATGAATTAGCCTTACATCTATTAGCAAAAGGTACAGTTAAAGAATCAGACTTTGAAAATTTTAAACAAGAAACAACAAATATAAAAACAACTAAAAAAACAAAATAAAATGGCAATAGCTTATAACATTATCGACATTAGAGGTAAAGCGTCAGAAAACGTAATCGCTGAAATCCTTTTCCAAAACAAAACAATTTCTGAAGGTTATGTAACCTTTGAAGAAGAAGTTAAAAACGAAGTAATTTTTACAGAAGGTTCAACTTCAGTAGCAATGCAAGCCTATACTTCAGGCGCTCCAACATCAAGTGGAACTTTAACTAACTTTGATGTAGCAATCACTCCTACTAAATACATGTATTACCAAACATTTGATCCTAACACTTTGCGTCCATCTCGTTTCAAGAGAGACATGAAGCCAGGAGCTTGGGAAGTATTAAGTTCTGAATTTGAAAGAGTAGTTATCGGTGGAATGTATGCTGATAAAATTTCTTACGATGCTGAATTTCAATATTGGTCTGGTATCACTTCAGGTCAACAAACTGCAATTGCTGCTTTAACTGCTGGAACTGCTAACACATCTATTGGTGCTGACGAAAAAACTGTTGCTGCTGCATTAACTGCTGGTCAATTTAACGGTGTTGTTTCTTTAATGATGTACAACGCATTCAACTCTTCATTAACTGCTGGAGTTGGTACACGTGTTAAAGTTGACGGTGTTGTTGTAACTGCTGCTAACATCCAAACTGAAACTGAGAAAGTTTACACTGCTATCCCTGCTGCTGTATTAGCTTCTGCAACTCAGCCAGTTATTTACATGCCACATGTTAACAAGCAATTTATTAACAGTAATAACAACATTACTACTAACTTTAAAAATGCTTTTGTTGTAACTAACGGTGAGTATTTCTATAACGATGTTAAAATTGTATTCGTTCCATTACCAGCTAACGTAATGATTGCAGCACCAAAAGAGCATTTATTCTGGTGTACTGATTTAACTTCTGACATTAATAAAGTTGAAATCAACAAGGTTGCTTTAAATCAGGATTTAATGTTTATCAAACACATTGGTACAATAGCTCCTTATGTAGCTAACCAAGCGTTTAACGTTTTATACTGCGGATCTTAGTATTAAAAAAAGGGCGGGTTATTAATTTAATCCGCCTTATTATAAACAATTAAAAAAATAAAAATATGCCAACCCCATGCTCATTAACACAGGGACATACACCGAAAGTATGTAAAACAAGTGGAGGTACTAAATCATTCTTAATTGCTGAGTTTGACGGTGTTACTTCTATTACTAAGACTGCTGGAGTTATTACAACTATCACTAAGGCGGTAGGTAAAAAATTCTTTAGATACAAGCAAAAAGCTGAAGTTGCAATGTGGAAACAAACAGGAACTGGAGATGCGAAAGTAGGTACAGTTGCTTATGATGTTGAAGCTAATATTGAAATGTTAGGTTTAGATCAAGTTTCTCAAACTGAATTAGATTTATTGATTTGCAATACAGTAGTTATGATTGCTGAAGACAACGACGGTACTTATTGGTATTTAGGCGAAGACTTCGGAATGGATTTAGCGACTGATGGATTAGAGTCAGGAACTGCAATCGGAGACTTTAGAGGGAATAAATTAGCGTTTAAAGGACGTGCATTCACTCGCGTTGCTTCTGTATCACCAACTATTATTACTGCATTATTAACTTAATCTTTTAATAGATTATTTGTTTAAAGAGTAGCCCCGTAAGGCTACTTTTTTATTTTAATCAAGTCCCTTTTTTACTTTTATATTACTTTAATATAATGATTTTAATAAACAAAAATAGTAGTAACGAAGTTGTTTTAACGCTAAGTGAAAAAACTTCAATAACAAGTCCTACTTATTTATTTGAATTTACAAATGATTCAACAAAGCAAACTAAGGTATTTATTTGTCAAGACTTCTCTATTAATAAGGAACGTTTTAACTTATTTAACATAATTGAAACGGCAACAGAAGTGCCATTGACAGGGCGTGTGAGTTTAACAGTTGGAGATTGGAAATATAACATTTACCAACAAGCAAGCACTACTAACTTAGTTGTAGCAAATGCAAGTGGATTAGTTGAGAATGGAAAAGTTGAGGTTAAAGGAATTGAAACTAATTTAAATAAATTTACAGGCGAACAAATAACATATAAAGAATTTAATGGCTAAAAATAGTATAGAAGTAGTTAGTAACAATTTGGCATTTGTAACATTTGCTGAAGAGAAACGTCCCGAAATAAAAAAGGATTGGTCTTATGATTATATTAAGTACGGTAAAAAAAATGATTTTCCAAATGAGTTAATTCGTTATTTTGAAGAGCACGCCGAACATGGTGCAATTGTAAACGCAAAGGCTCGTTACTTATTTGGTAAAGGTTTAAAGGCGGTTAATCCTGAACAAGAGTTAGTGGCTAATCAATTTTTAGATAACGCTAATCGTTATGAAACATGGAACGACTTAGGTAAAAAGTTAGCATTAGATTGTGAATTGTTTAATAGCTTTTACTTGCAAATCATAACTGATATGAGTGGCAATCCAAAAGAGTTTTTTCAATTGCAATATGCTAAGTGTCGTTTATCAGAATGTAAAACTAAACTTTATTTTAACGAAGATTGGATTAAAAAACCATCCGATTTTAAAATATTTGATTTATATAATAAAGGCGAAGTAGGTACATTCTTTACAACGTTTAAATATTACCAACCGAGCAAAAGTAAGTTAGATTCTATTTATACAAAAGTGCCTTATAACGGTTGCTTATCTGAAATCAAATCTGATATTGATATTACTACATTTAATGATAGCTATGTTAAAAAAGGATTCTCAGCAGGAACGATGGTTACTTTCTTTAATGGCGAACAGTCCCCAGAAGTTAAGCGACAAATAAAAGATAGATTTGAGCAAGGTTTATGTTCACCCGATAATGCTGGCGAAGTAGTAATTAACTTTGCGGATAAAGGCGGTCAAGCTGCACAAATACAAGCGTTGAACGTTGACGACTTAGATAAGAAATTTGAATTTATATCTAAGCGTTACCAACAAAAAATAGTAACAGGACACAATATAACTAACCCCGAATTATTTGGTATCAAACAAGAGGGCAGTGCTTTAGGTAATCGTGTTTCAATTAAAGAATCACACGAATTATTTTTAAATACATACACTAAGCCACGTCAAGATACTTTTATAACATTCATTGAAAACATTTGTTATTCAGTAACAGGAATATATATTGACTTAGAAATTGAACAGTTAGATGCAATCGGTTACGATCTAACTAACGATGCTGATTTAACACAAGATGAGCGTAGAAAGTTAAAAGGATATGAGCCATTAACGGCGGTTAAAATAGACGCTAACGGAATTGAAATAAAAGAGGGTGCAGTTAATTCAACTTTAACCAATTTAACAGGCAGACAATTTCAAGGCTTAATGAGAATAGTATCTAAATTTGATGCTGGTAAAATAAGCAAAGAAAGTGCCTTAGCGTTAATGGTTAGTGCTTTTGGATTAACAGAAGCAGACGCTTTAACATTCTTAAATGAGAATGATGCGGTTGTTGAAAGTCAAGTTAAAATGGCTGAACAAACAAATACTATTTTAGCAAAGTTTAAAAGTTTAGCAAAAGCAGACTATCAAGAGTTTGAGTTATTATTTGAACATGACGCACACATTCATAATTCACAGGATGCTTTGAAGTTAGAGTTAAAAGCTCACAAAATGTATTTTGCTGACACTTTAAGTATTAGCATAACAGAATTAGACGATGCTGTTTTAAATGCAATACAAGGCAATCCTACACTAACAGTTGAACAGTTAAACGCTTTACTAAAAGTGGATGTTACTGAAAGTTTAGCAAGGTTAAATGAAAAGGGATTAATTGAAACTAATGCGAGAGGTTACGAAGCTACTACTAAAGGAATTGAAAAGGTAACTAATCCGATTGACGAATATGTAACCGAAATCAAAACAATTTATAAATACAAAACTAAGCCAGACGCACCCGCTTTATTAGGTGAGTCAAGACAATATTGCAAAGAATTATTATCTGAAAGTCAAACTAAATTTTGGGAGTTTGAAGACATTGATAGCATGAGTAATGAGTTTGGAATGAATGCTTGGGACTTTAGAGGTGGGTACTATACTAATCCAAACACTAATGAAACAACCCCTTGGTGTCGACACATTTGGAAAGCACAAACAATAAAAGTTAAAACTAAAAAATAATGGACGCACTATTTATATCACAACAATACTTAAAAGACAAATCATTAATTAATGATAATACTGATTGGGAGCTTTTGCAACCATCAATTATCATGTTACAAGATTTGAAACTTCAACAAGTATTAGGTACTCCATTGTTTGACGACTTGCAATCTAAAATTAATGCTGGCACTTTAAATAGTAATGAAACTAATTTAATTACTAAGTACATTCAAAAGATGTTACATTGGTATATTGTAATGGAGGCTACTACTATTTTAAAGTATCGTTATTCTAATAAGGGTGTGGTTGTTAAGAATAGCGAAAACTCACAACCTATTTCAGAAAGTGAAATGAAAACGGTTAAGGACGAATGGCGATCGGTTGCTGAAGAATACGCAGAACTATTAACAAAATACTTAGTAAAAAACGAGGGTTTATTTCCTTTATACAATACTTATAACAGTGAGGGTATGTATAGAAGTAGAACTAACTTAAGCACAGGAATATTTTTAAATGATGACTTCGTGATTCGCAAATCGCAAATTAGCGACAATGACCAACTTAATGATTTTGGATATTTATAACTATGAGCAAAAAAAACGAGAATAAAATAATTGAAAAGTTAAAAGAAATAAAAAAAGAATATGCTAACATTAAACCAAACGATAGAGATTTTAAAAAACTTTTCTTTGAAACACAAAAGCCTAAATAGTTTCTATTTTGGTGATAAGTGGGAGGTTGGTGCATCAAGCGAAATTCAATATCCTTTACTTTGGTGTTCTCTAACAAATACAATTAACACAAACGGTGTTATTGAACGTAAATTTGTTATTGATATTTCGGATAAAGTTAATTTAGATGAGAGTAATGAAACGCATGTTTTATCGGATTGTGAATTAATAGCTTTTGATTTAATTAATTACTTAGAACAAATTGAAGACTTAGGCGAAGTACCAAATTTTAGAGTAACCAAAGATTCCACGTTAACTGATTATACAGAAGACCGAGATGATATGGTTACGGGATGGTTTTTTGAATTATCAATTAAGTCGCATATTGGAAACTACTCATGTAACTTGCCAATTAACAATGGTAATATTTTTGATGCTAATTACATTTATATTGGTGGCTCGGTAGTTGGCTCATTTATAGTTGAAATTAAAGACCAAGACGGAAATGTAATACAAACATTTAACACAAGTGGAGAATACATAGTAACTGTATTATCTGGAATAAAAGACACAATAACAAGCAACGTAACAACAATAACAGACGATATAATATAAGATGGCAATAGTTAACGGTAGTTTAGAATTAGGATATAAGAATTTAGCGTGGTTCAATGCTAATCCTACATTAGTATTAAAGGAAGGGCAAATTGTTTACTTACAACAAACAGGGACTTATAAAATAGGTAATGGCACATCTACATTAAGTGCTTTATCTTTTTTAGGTATTAGTTCAGAAACCCAAACTTTACAAAATGTAACCGACTTAGGTAGTACAACTACTAATTCAATAACTGCTAATGGATTTGTAAAAAGTGGCGGGACGGCATCACAATTTTTAAAAGCAAATGGAAGTGTTGATTCAACTACTTATTTAAGTACTCAAGTAGTTCCCGTTGGTGGAACTACTGGACAAATATTAGCAAAGGTTGACGATACTGATTATAACTTAGAATGGATTGAAAATTACGCTAACTATACAAGTGTATTAAAACATACGGTTAAAGCAAGTGTAGCATTAACAAAAGGGCAAGCAGTTTATGTAAGCGGTGCAAGTGGAACTAATATGTTAGTAAGCAAAGCATCAAATGTAAGCGAAGCAACAAGCTCAAAAACATTAGGATTAATTGCTCAGAATTTAGCAATTAACGGCAATGGCTTTGTAATAACAGAAGGCTTATTAAGTGGTTTAAATACAAATAGTGCAACCATTGGAGATGCCGTTTGGTTAGGTGTTGACGGTGCTTTAATTTACGGATTAGCAAGTAAACCATACGCACCAGCTCATTTAGTATTCATTGGTATTGTAACAAGAGTAAGTGCAACGGTTGGAGAAATATTTGTTAAGGTTCAAAATGGTTTTGAATTAAATGAAATTCACGACGTAGATTTAAAAACAACCTTACCGAGTAACAATGAAATATTAACTTATGAAAGTTCAACAGGTTTATGGAAAAATAAAAGTGTTATTTCTGCATTAGGATTTACGCCTTATAATTCAACTAATCCATCTAATTACATCAGCGGAATAACGAGCGGAATGGTAACTACTGCATTAGGCTTTACACCTTATAACAGTACAAATCCGAGTGGTTACATAACAGGAATAACCAGCGGAAATGTTACAACGGCTTTAGGTTTCACTCCTTACAATGCTACTAATCCAAGTGGTTATATAACTTCAAGTGCCTTAACACCATACGCTCCAATAGATAATCCAACTTTTACAACTGCTATTACAACTCCAATTGTTAATGGAGTTAGTGGTACTATTAATTTTAATAATGCCGTTCAAACAAGTGGTGCAATAACACCTTTTAGATTTACAAAGCCAAACAATACTACACAAACGGCATCCACTCAAATAAATGGATTTGTTGTTAACGGTGGCACACGTCAATGGGCAACAGGTAACATTACAACTCAATCTGAAAACGTTTGGGGTGCAACTACTTATTCATTTGTTGGTGCTTCAACTATTACCAACGCTTATGGTAATGTATTTTCTGCACCGGTAGCTGGGACTAATTGTACAATAACCAATAACTTTGCGGCACAATTTAATGGTCAAGTTCAAATAACAGGCTCAACAATAGGATTAAGAGTCAATAATCCAGCTGGTGGTGTTATAACAATAGGACAGAATAGTAGTTTTTCATTTGTAAATGAAATACTTTGTTCAGGAAGATTGGATTTTGGAAGTACAACAAGTCAGTTGTTTATGAGGGGAACGGAAATATTTTTTACTGGTCAAACGATAACGGAACGTATAGGAACGGCTTTTTCAACAGCCACCCAAAAAAGTTCATATTCATTCCCAATGCAAGCAGCATTATGGAATGGAACATCTCAATCGATGATATATTCAGGATTTGCACATAAAGCATCAACAACGGTGAATTTAGCGTCAAGATTTTCAGCGATAGTTAATTCATTTGATAATACTAATTTAAATACATCTGGAACAGAAGCATTAACTATATTTAGCCCATCAGCAAATGTTTTATTAGCAGCAAGTGGTAGTAGTACGTTTACAGATGCTGGCTTTAGATTAGATGTTCAAGGAACAGGTAGGTTTCAAAATACATTAACACTTGCAACAGGCACTACTTCAATAGCACCTTTAAAATTAATAGCGGGAACTAACTTAACAACGCCAGTTAATGGCTCATTTGAATTTGACGGAACTAACTTATATTTTACAGTTGGTGGCGTTCGTAAAACAGTAACTTTAATTTAATAAAAATATATGAAAACACTAATCTATTTCAACACAACTAATTGCCCTGAGCAAATTGGATGTTCACAATTAACAGACGACTTAACTACTTTCTTAGCAGAACGAAGTGAAATAATTATTAATCCAATTATTACTGATAACAAATTAACTTTTGAAAAACAAGACGGTACATTTGCCGATGCAGTTATTTTAGAAGTGGATGCCGATTTTCAAAACTAATTATTATATTTGTAACATGGAAAATTTAACAGAAATAGAAAAGGCTCAACAATTGATTGATGCAGAAATTAAAAGAGTTGACGAAATTTGTTCAAACGAAATTAACGAAGTGCTTAAAAAACATTCTCGTCAATTAGTAGTTAACGGACAATTTCAAGGCGACAAAATTCAAACATCAATTTCATTAGTAAAAACAACTTAAAATGGAGGGGACTCAAATTATTACAATACTTTTAGGAATACTTGGATTTGTTGGTGCTTTAGGTGTTAACGCTTTGATGTCAATTGCAAAATCAGTAAATGAAATAAAGATTGAAATACGTTCAATTGCAGTTAAACACGATGCCTTAGAAAAAAGAGTAGAACATTTAGAAGATGCTAAATAACGACCAATACTTTAAAGAAAAACAATTTAAGAATCAAATTGTTATTCATCATACTGCAGGCGGTTCTAATGCCGATAACGTAATACATGGATGGAACTTTAATGTAGAACGTATAGGCACTGCTTATTTAATTGATGGTGCTGGTGTAATTAAAAAAGCCTTTGAGCCAGAGTATTGGGCTTACCATTTAGGTTTAAAGAGTGGTAATAATTTGAGCCTTAACAAAGGTAGTATTGGAATTGAAATTTGTAATTGGGGTCAACTGATTAAGAAAGGGGACAAGTATTTTAACTATGTAAATAAGGAGGTTCCTGAAAGCGAAGTCGTGCAATTAAAAAAGTTTAGAGGTTTTGAGTATTATCATAAATACAACGATTTACAACTTCTAAGCCTTAAAAAGTTATTGAATGAGTTATGTGCTAAGTTTGCAATTAACAAGCGTTATAATTCAGATATGTGGGATATATCGGGTAATGCTTTGAAAGGTGTTAATGGTATTTATACTCATGTATCATATCGTTCAGATAAAAATGATTGCAGTCCACAATTCAATCTAATTGAAACTTTAAAAACATTATGATAAAAAATTTAATTGATAGTTTAAAGAATAACAATAATGGCTTTTCAGGGCGTAAACTTTCTGCATTCGTTGGCGTTTTAACTGCTATTTATTTAACTATCTTTAAAATACCATTAGAACATCAATTAGATGCTCTAATGGTATGGCTTAGTTTCAGTTTGCTTTGCTTAGGTATTGTTACCGTTCAGAATGTTATTGAATTTAAGAATGGTAAACATCAGGCTTAGATAACCTTTCAATTGCTATTCTTGCATACTCTAATGTATCAAAAGGAATATGACTTCCTAATCTTTCTAAAAATACAAATTCTTTATATTTTTTAAATGTAAACCAATTGCGTTTACTTTTCATATAGCCTATAAAAAACTTTCCGTTACGTTCTAATATTATGTATTCCATACTACTTAATTTGAAGGTTACGATTAGTTTTTAAGTAGCAGCCAATAATTTTAACACCTGCTTTTATAGCATCTTTAATTTTAAATTTATCTGCAGCTTCAGTAACTTTAATTACTTTAAATTCATTAGGTAAAGCATTTACATCTTCAACTTCAACTGATTCACTTTTACGAAATGAAATTTTAATTAATGGCGTTTCAATTTTATCCACTTCAAAAGTATTCATTGCAAGTTCAATGTTATCTTTTAACCTATCAATTGTTTTATTGCAAGACCTATTTAATTTTTGTAACCTTTCAATTTCCTTTTCAATTATTTCTTTATTGTAATTGATTTCTCTTATACAATAACCGTAGCTTTCAGACTTTGAGTGAAAGTTATCTTTTGTAATTTGCAATGCCAACTCCAATTCAGGAGTTAGCTCGCCACCATTTTCAATTAGTTCAGTAACTATTTGCTGGTATTCTGCTTGTATTTTAAATATGTTCATTATTTTAAAGTTGCTTTAAGTTTATTTGTAAAATCTACTATTTCTGTATTTACTTGCTCCAATTTACTAAGTGAGGTATATACTTGCTTTAATTCATTAAGTGTCTTAACAACGATTAGTTTGGCTTTTGCTCCTTCAATATCGATTGTTGGTTGCTCAACTTTTGGAGTTGTTTTAGCTTGCTCACCGCTTGCATCCGTATCTTTATCAGTAATCAATCCTAAGGCACTTGACAAAGCATAACGGCGAATGTAAGTAATAGCACTACCTAATGTCTGAAAGTCATTCATTCCCTTTAAATTAGTTCCTTGTGGAATAGTTGTGATCGTTTCTAACTGCTCACCACTTTCATAGTGAAATATAATTGTTTTAATATTATTATCTCCAACTAATTGCGTAAATCCTAACTTATTCGCTTCTAAAATTGGATTAATAATTTCAAAGATAGTGGCTAAATTTGCGTAAGAGTAGCCATAACCTTGTGTACCTTTGTGAATAACAGGAACTGTTTGCTGAAATTCTGCTAATGCTTTTAATAAATTTTTCATAGTATTTTTAAATAAGAAACCCCCAACTCGATAGCCCTACCACAGGCATTTCAAATTGAGGGTTAATGTTAATTTTTTTCATTTGGTGGTAGTATTTATTTTACAAAGATATTTATTTTTTTTTGATTAAAAAAATTTATTTTAAAAAGGCAAATCATCAACTGGTGCTGCAGGTTGAATATCATTATTCAAAGCATTAATGTTATCAATTTTCCAAACATCAATTGTATTAAATGCAACCTCAACACCTGATTTATTAGTCCATAAACGACCTTTTAAATTAACGTGAATTGTTAGTTCATCGTTGTTATTTATTTTATCCAACAAAAAACATTTATCATTTACTAACTGACAGTTTAAATACTCAGCGTATTTGCTATCTGTTTTAATAATAAATTCACGTTTTTTAAATTTTTCTGATACAATAATAGTATCTTCTTTTTTGTGTAGTGTTCCTTTGATTTCCATTGTTTTATTTATTTTTAGGGGTTAGTATTCATCTTTAAAATCAAAGTCTTGCATCTCGTTATCGTATGCCTTAGCAATAACAACGTTTAACACATCGTTTAATTCCTTTGTTAGCTTGCGTAAATTAGCGTCTTTATTAACTTTAAACTCAACACTTGTAAAAGCGTATTGGTCATCATTATATTCATGATTGCCAACAATCCAATTAGCAGTTACATTTATCATATTATTGTTTAAAATGTAAGCTCTTACCTTTAAATTATAATCGTCATCAATTGGTTCGATGTAGTCAAATTGCAAAACTATTCCTTGAATAATTAAGTCTAATTCTGTTTCTGTTAGTTTATTTAATTGCATGTTTTATATCTTTATAAATGTTAATTTGTTCTCCTATTACCGCAGCCTTTTTACTCGGCGTGTAAAATTGAAATTCACTTGAATTGATTAAGCCGTTAAGGGCGTTTAAATATTGTGCCTTTTGTTGATTATCGTTCTCAACTACTGAGCCGATTGTACTGTCTGAGATTACTATTCTTTTAACTGGCATGGCTTATTTGCTTAATTCGTAAACGTTTAAAGTTAGTTCATCAATTTCGCCTTTGCAAGTATAAATGATACTATCACGTTGTTGGATTTGATACTGTAAATTTGAATTGATAATCGAGTTTCTAACATTCATTCCAATTGAAATGATAGCAGTAATTGATACAACTACAAGCAGACCAAAATATAATGCTGCTTTGTTGATTTGTTTTGATTCTGTGGCTTCGATGCCGTTGTTAAGGATTTCCTCTTTCATGGTAGTATTTGTTTTTAGGTTTATATTTATTTATTTTATAATTCTTTTAAAACTTGTTTGCATTTTGTAAATGACT